CTTTTATATGAACCTTTAGCATTTCACCAAAGGTATCTATATGTTTATCTACTTCTTCTTCATCCATATCTATAGGATCAAGACTGAATAAATTATATATATCTTCTACAAGAGTATCTACAGTTTTCATAATAAATATGGGGGAGTAATGCAGAGAGGAAACACTACTCCCCCACTCCTTAGTTAGAATGGAGCAGATGCTGATGCTTGTACATATCCACCATCAACAGGGGCAAAGTCTTCCTTACTATTTGCATATTCAATAAAATCAACAACCTGAACAGCAGCAAGGTCAGCAGATGTGCCAGACTTACCAGCATAATTCCATTCATAAGGAACTGCTTTTACATTAACAAGACTGCCATTGGCAATCAACTTATCATCCCACAGATTATTCTGCGAGTCTTTAACAATAGGAGCTTTACGTTCACTCCCATCCTTTCTTAGCACCTTTCGTTTAATAGTTACAAAATCACCACGATCATCGCCCTTGTTTGTTATTTTAAGATTAGCTCCTTCAATAACAGAACGATTATTATCATCAACCTCAACTTGTATTGACCACACTGGATCAAACTTTGTATTAGGTTCAATGATTGATGCGTAGTGACACTTGCCTGTAATGTAAATTGGATCGTTCATAATATTTTAGTTCTCCGTTTAAATTTCACTGGACTATTCCAGCCTTGATTGTCTAGTAACTTTTAGATAGTAACATAGTATTATTTGATTGTCAAGCACTTTAATGTGTTTCTGCCCAATTATTTCCAACTTTATAATCAGAATCTAAATCACATTTAAAGTTAAATATCTTTTGTGTCTGATACATTGCCTCCTTTGTTAGTTTACAAAACCTTTGTACGTCTGGCTTGGCTACTTCAAATTGATATTCATCGTGAACAGATGCTACCAACTTAGCATCAAGACCAGAGTTTCTAACTTTCTCACTTATCTGCACGAGCCATTGCTTACATACTATAGCACCTGCACCTTGCAGTAAAGTATTTAATGCTGCATGTTCTGATCTAATCTGTAATCTTCTACCATCAAGACCTTTAATAGTACCAGCTTGAGCAGCCTCTGATACATTTGATCTAAGTCTTTTCAAGGCTGGCATGTTAGATAAGAACTTAGATATTAATCTCTGTCCTGTAGAAGAAGAACCACCAACAACCTTACCTATTTTAGCTGGCCCTGCACCATAAAGAAAAGCATAGATAAAAGTCTTAGCTTGATCTCTAGTTTTTAATCCTGCTGCTTTTTGATTAGCAGTATGCACATCACCAGTTAATACTTCTTCTGTAAAATTAGTATCGTTCATGTAGTGTGCAAGACATCTAAGTTCAAGACCACTAGCATCAGTGCCTACAAGTTTGTGTGTGTCGCTGTTAGACACTCCCCATAGTGCTCTACATTCTTTTCCATAAGGACTATAGACTGCTGGCACTTGTGCCATGTTGGGACTGTGATGAGCCATACGACCAGTGATAGTTTTAAGAGTAAGAACACTACCATGAACACGTAAATCATTACTACACTCCTTTATCCAAGACTTTAAAAGACCAGTTCTTTTTTGTAGTAGAAAATATCTACTAAACATTTCAGCTTCTGGCATTTTAATTTTAGATAAGACAGCTTCATTAACTACAACATTACCTTTTTCTGTATGAACAGAGGGCTTCCACCCACGATCTATTAAACGATCTGCTATTTGTTTACGAGAAGCAATATTAAATGGTATTTCTTTTGTCTTAGTTTTAAGTTGAACAATAGTAGGTTCAAACATCTCCAATGATTGTTTCTCTAGTTCATGTTGCTCATCTTCTAATTTAGCTAAGAGTAATTGTCCTTCTCTCATATTAAATGCAAACCCATTACGTTCTTGCTGATCAATAATAACTCGTATGTTTCTTTCTAACTCATAAGACTTTTTAGAAAACTCTACACTTTCTTTCTCTAATTCTTGTGCTACTTTTCTAGTTAGTGATACATCTTGTTTACAATAGTCTAACATCTCAAGAGTAAATTCATCAAAGTTATTGTAATCAATCTTATGATTATTTAATTTATTACCCCATGCTTTTAGACTATGACCGCCATCTCTAATAGGATTATAGAGTTGAGATTCTAATAGAGTATCACGTACTTTGATAGGAGATATTCTAGATCCTGTTAGTCTATTTAATACAGGTGCATCAAAACTAAGACCATTGTGCATTATAAATGTGTCTATCTTTTTTGACCACTCTCCAAACTCTTTACACTGATCTCCTATCCACTCACGCATCTCTCCTGTATGATAGTGTTGTGCAACTATACAATGTATACGACTAGCATCTAAGCTATCTGTCTCTATATCTACTACGGCTGTAGTCATGGTATGTCTACGAGAGTTGCCTCTTGTACTGGTATATGAAAGAAACTCTCGCCCTCTCTTACGTATCTATTAGATATTTCTTTAACATCACAATGTAATAATATTTCTGCTTGTATGTACCAAGCTTTCTTACAATCATTTCTAAATACTAGGAATGAAAATAGAGAATCTGGATAAAGCTCTTGCCATTTTTTAACTAATCTATTTTTTCTATGAGGTATACGTATCTCTTTCCAACTCTCGTTCCAATCTCCTTTCCAACTGTACTTAACTTCTACTTCAAATAAATGATGTGGTTTGTTATCTACACTACAAACTATATCAAAGTCTTTTGTTTCTTCAGTTGTAATTTGTGGGTAGTTCATTGGTTTAATAAATCTAAGTGCTGCATCTTTAGCTGCTTTATCAGAGGATTCATACATACCCCTATCAAATATTTTTCTTTTACCTTGATATTGTTTAGTCATTTTCATCATCCATTAATGGGTTGTCAATCTGTGACATCCTACCAGAGTCTTTATCATAATGCAAGTGACAAGCTACACCAGTGTCACCAGTGTATCTATTCTTTAGAATACGTATAGTAGTAGTGTTAGCTTCTACGTCATCGTCTGCTTGTTGATTACGTTCTAAGGCTACCACTGCATCAGATAGGTGAGCAATAGAAACAGAGCCACGTAGATGTGAGAGCGATACCTCACGCCCATCCTCATGACCCCTATCACCTGATGGTCTACGTAGATGACTGACAAGCAATAGAGCTATGCCTGTTTCTTCTACAAGAGATCGTAGCTTAGTCATAAGAATATCTATAGACTTACGTTCATCACCATTATCTTCTTGACCTGACACAAGAATAGATAAGTGATCTAGGAATACCCACTTACATTCAAGAGCCTTGGCCATGTACCTTACACGATCTAGTATCTCATCGTTCTCAATAGAACCAAAGTGATCAAAGGCAAAGAACCTACCAGATCCCACAGTTTTATTTTGCCAACTACTTAACTGCTCTCTTGTATACTGTTCACGTATCTCTTTGATGTACAATCTAGCATTAGCTTCAACACTCATAATATTAAATGCGGTATTACGAGTGTTCTCTTCAAGAGCTAACACGCCAATATTATCCTGTGTGTTAGACATAATATGATGCATAAGCTCTCGCATGATACTGGACTTACCCATGCCAGCACCAGAAGTAAAGGTAATTAACTCACCAGTACGCATACCATATGTCTTTTCATTCATCTTAGACCAAGGATAGAGACAAGTCTCATTTACCTTTTCATCGTAAAGAGATGCACCAAGATCAGCAAGATTAACTATACCTACTGGTGTGTGTGTTCTTGCGTTCCACCATGTATTAACAAACTTCTCACGTTGTCCTGTCTTGAGATACTCATTAGCATCTTTTAGATCAAGACCCATAATCTTACATTTGTTAGGTTCAAATAGCTTGGCTACCTTTTGTTCTGCTTCTCTGCCCTGCTTGTCATTGTCAAAGCATAGAACAATCTGATCAAACTTATTAAGATAATCTAAAGATTGTTGGCAGTTCTTCAGTGCAGATGCCGCACCATTCTTGATAGATACAACAGGCCACTTAGAACCTAGTAACTCGTAAGCAGACATAGCATCTAACTCACCTTCACATACAGTAATGTACTTACCACCTTGGTTAAACTTATTCTGCCCAAACAAAACTGCACCAGACATATTACCTTCAGAGTAAAACTTTTTATCTTGTGTCTGTCTAAACTTTGTAGCTATGTGGTTGTTGTCTTTGTCGTAGTATTTATATTGGTGATCAGTAATCATAGATCCTTGCATAGACACAGTAACACCATACTCTCTACAAGTCTTCTCACTAATTTTTCTGTCAGCTATCGCTGAAAAGTTAAAAGATTTATTATTATTTATCTTATAAGAATTTTGTTGTAACATGTTGCCCTCTGATTTATGATTTGGTGGGAAGTAAGTTTCACAACTGAAACAGTAGTAGTGTCCATCATCGTAACCTATACAAGCATCACTTGAATCACAGTCAAAGCAAGAGTTACGGCTGATAGCAAAAGAAGTGCCTCTATCATATTTTTTTAATCCTATATCCATACTTTACCCCTAATACTCTAAGTAGTCCTTCTCTATTAATAATCTCTAATTCTGCATCCTTCTTTGTACGAAAAGATTCAGATACTACTTTACTATTTAATATTAATTTCCACATATCTATTCAAACATATCATCATCTAAAAAATATTCTAATATATTTTCTTTGTCTAACATAACTTCATTTACTTCTTCCTTTGCTAACTTCTTAGCTTCTTTAGAAGTATACCCTTCTTCTTCGTATTGTCTAGTAAGATCACGGAATATATCATTGCGTTCTTTATCCCATAAATTTTTAGCCATCTTTTAAATCCTCGTAGAATTTATCTCTGTCTTCCTCTAAAGTAGGATCGTATCCATGTGCTTTCATAATCTTCCAATCTTCATTGGAAATACCAAGAGCGTTTCTTAATCTTTCTTCTTTCTGTAATCTGTAATAATCAAGATCGTATACTTTTGTCATCTAACTCAACCCATTTACTTCTACTATCTTTTTCATACTGAGAAAGTTTTTTTCGTAGATCTTTAATTTCAATATCTCTTTTAGCTATAATATCTTTTAGTTGTTTGATTTGTTTCTGTTCTATCATTTTAATACTGTGCTGTCAACATAAAATATATGTGTGCCTATCATACCAAGCATTTGAAAATTAGGACTCATGCTCCAACTAGGTGATACATAATTTGCATGGTAGTGAGTAGCACCCATCGTAGGTTCTACATGAACACCATTCATGGCAAGTGTAGCCGCATCTATTGCTTTCTTATATGCTTTTGTATTGTGTATTCTTTCTGGTTTACCATCACACCAGTAAGAGAAGTGACATTTATTTCTTATAGGATTACCATTAATATATCTACCTTGGTGGACAACTTCACATATTGTATCAGGATAACTAGGGCTTCTAACTCTTTCTATAATTACATTAGCCACTGCTAACTGTGCTATAAAACTTTCTGATCGTGATTCAAAATAGATTGCCTCTGAAAGACAAGACAAATCATCTGCTTTAGGTTTACTACTTATTAGAACAATCATTAATGTGCTAATAAGTAATCCTAATACTACTTGATAATTAATTTTCATTGTAACCTCTCTATAGCTACATTATTTAGAAATCTACCATTAACAAATGGTACTCCTTCATCTAATAAATATGCTGCGGCTTCTTCATAAGAATTAAAACTACATATAGTTTCATCTTCCTCAGATATAAGCACATCAAAATCTCTTAGATGTGTAACAATTCTATTTTCATATTGAGTAATTATAAACTTAGTCATAATATTCACTCAATATTACGATAATCATTTACGTTTTCATTAGGCCATTGATATTTAAAATCTTCAGGCCAAAATTCAGCAACCAAATACTTCTCGGATTCTTCATCGTCTTCATCCATATCTATACCACTGTATATATCTACAGGACTACACTCTTTACCAGCTTTAAGATCTACAACATTTACAAAATATTGGTCATATTTTTCCGCTTCATCACCATACACTATCTCCAACATCTTTTCTACTGCATCTTTGTGACTTTTAGCACCACTAATCTCAAAAGTAACTGCGTAGTCACCATCACCGTATGTGCTATTTGGTATACCAAGGTATTTACAAATTATTTCTTTATTTGTCATTTTAATTTCCCTCATCTAAGTAACAATTAAACGTGTGTATAACTTCAGCAAGATTATCTTTATCTTTTATTTTTATATCACCATTTAGATATAACATCTGAAGAACTTCTAGTGCTTCTTCTACAGCTTCACGCATTGAGAGTGTCATTAATATACTCCTCGTAGCCAGACCAAAACATATTTACTTGGTACTCTATCCAACCATTTAAATCATCATAATTTATGAGATCTAACGAACAACCAAAAGCAGGATAATTTACATACTCATCAAGAGCACTCAAAACTATTGGGTCAGAGTCCTTATCTCTGAGATAATTATCTATTTGTTTTCTGTTTTTAAATGTAGGAATCTTCATCATGAACCTCTATTATATCATAAAAAAGTGGAAAGTAAAAACTTAAATTAATAAGTCTTTACCTTCCATAGTTTACTGCATTATGCAGCTTCAGCGACAAACTCTTTCCAAGTATCAGAACGTAACCAGTTAGTTACTTTCTCTTGACGTTTGTAAAGTGTACCCTGATCTCCAGTACGAGTCAAGTTAAATCTACCTGTGCCGTGTGAGGCATAGTGTGTCATAGCAGACATTACAGCAAAAGCATTATCACCACGAGTATATCTCTCAGCATTGTACTGATTAGATAGTTTCTCTGAAAGTGTACCAGACCTTAATCTATCTTTAACTTTAGTAAGAGTATCAAACAAGTTCATAACTTGTACATACTTTACTTTCTTATCTGCTAGTCTCTGATAACCATCAACAATTTCTTTATGATTATGCATAGTAACTTCAAAAGCATTTATAAAACCATCTGTATTAAAGTTACGGCTGTGCCTCTTACGAGTTACATCATACTTACCTGTGACTGTGCCATTGGTGCAGAAGAAATCTATTAGACCAGACCACATGACTACTGATCCTTGACCATCAAAACTATTTTTCATGACAAAACGTAGACCAAACTCAGTCTTGTGACCTACATCAGTTTCAATACCATGTTTAATTTTAGGAAAGATGTATTCAGAATAACATACTTTACCATTTTTAAGTATAGTATCTTTAATTTGTACATCTTCTAGTACAATAGGATCAAAGTAATTTATCATCTGTTCTTGTAGTGGTTCTAATACTTCTATGTTCTGTACTACATGGTAGTTTTTATTTACTACAGATATATAATTACGTTTATCATCTCCACTCCACAACATCTTTTTGTCTGGT